GAAAAGAGCTAATGGATCGACTTTCGAGCGTAACTAACGTGACTAAAAAAGACTTGTGGAGCCAAATCAAAGAACTAACCGAGTGGAAAGATAGCAAAACAGAGATAAACGATGGTTCTTTCAAATACAAAATTGTTTACTAGTTTTTTAAAACTATGCTCAAACGAACCTTAAATAATAAAAAAAGTGGTTACTATCCACTAGCAACTTTAATGGTCTAAAAAACCATTAAAGTTAAAATTGATAATTCAAGCAAGGGGGGTACCCACGGTAACTCGTAACACTAATATAAAAAAATTATCTACATTGGTATAGGACAATACAACAATTTACAACAAATTGGGCAAAATTAGACCATAAAACCAGTTTTTATTGATATTGATCACAATTGTATCTATCGATGGTTCTGTTGTACCAACAGAATATTGATGAATTGATTTTTGATCAAAAACCACCACATTTATTACCACGTCATCTGAAACTGTTCGCGTGTATAATAATTTTTTAGCCATGTCGACTACTTTATCTAAAGAAGGTAAAAACAAGCATAATATATTGGAATAGTATCCAAATATTTCTTTAATAAAATAGAGTGTGTTATACTTTAAATATTGTAAATTTTTTGTTGTCAATATATTTAATGTATATGGTTCTCGTGTCCTTTGAAAATATTCTCTTTTGGTCATTGCCAATTGTGCTGGATAAACAACATTAAAATTTTCAATATCATTAAAAAAAGTTTTATAAACATTGCTTTCATATAACCGTAAATTAACAGTTGAAATTAAAGTTAAGTTATACTTTACTCGGTTTTGCAATTCTTCTGAATCAAAAATTATCTTGTTATCAACCATAAGTTCTGTCAAATCAAATATAGGTTTAATAGTTACTTTAGCATAAGTAAAATTTTCAACAATTCTAGTGTTGTTTGTTATCCATTCATGGACGGAAAGACCAGTTTCTCGGTAAAATTTACTATATGCATGACAGCATGCCCAAAAAATGTACTCGGCTAATCTTTTCAAATTTTGAAACCTAAAATATGGTGAATTGTAATCATTTCGCACATCTAATTTGGTTTGGTATATACTACACCACGAAAATTGTTTTACAATCTCTAATTGTTTAGACTTTAATTGACCATTAATTGGTACAAAATATTCTAATGGTTTACTTGGCAATTTTAAACAAGGTAAAGGTTGAAATTGACCAACAAATTTAAATTTTTCACCTTCTTTTTCGTCATCATTTAAAAATTCAATAAGTCGAGTTTGACCATAACTATCAATATATTGATTTAAAGGCTCTGCATACTTTAAAATTTTACCATTAGGAGAAGAATACTCCCAAGGATAAGTTTGAAAGAGATCAGACTGTTGATCCGTTTCGTCATTTTCTTGGTTCAAAAGATTCACAAAATTTTTAGTTTCTATGTTGTATAAAACATGGTTAAATCGTTCTTTATACTTTGAAAAAATTTTCTTTATTTGCGTATCATTTTTGTCAAATGTAAAGATTGGTTTCTTCCCTTGTTTATTTACGTAATTAATGGTTTCTTCGTCCACAATTAGTTCGGTATGTTCTCCCGCTTCGTGTTCGATGATCAAAACTACTTTCTTTTTTGGTGGACAAATGAACCGTATAAATCGATTAGGATAAACACTAAAGTCATCTTCATCCTTAGAAAATAAAATGTATGATATTTGATAATAATCTTCTAAAGCACCTTTAAAGTAACGAGGACTTAAATAAGTACGTGTATCCATTATTTTACGACTAATTTCTCGTGCGGTGATTGAACTAAACTCGCCTTTACACAACTCTGATCGCTTAGCCAATTCCATTCGTATATCTTTTTCAGAATTTTGGTTATCAGTAACCATATTGAGAAGATCTAAAATAGATGCTTTAGATTGTGGTATACCAAACCTATAAAATTTAACTTCGGTCGTGTAATTTAATAATTTGTCTACTTTAGGCGGCAGAGTACCAATTCTTCTAGGGGCTAAAATTTTTAGGGTTTTTCCTATCTCTCCAGAATTTAACCTTTGTTCATAAATTTCTTGGTTGAAGTACATTTTACAATTTTTGCTGTTTTTTTGTGGTCTCTGATAACAACAAGGAACAAACGGATAGATATTTTTATTAGCCAACTTTGTGTTTTCTCTTAACCCTGGATATTTAAAATCTGGATACGGGCATTTAAATATTAGTGGATCAGATTCTCCATAATTTGGAAACTTTAAAAATTCGTCGTTGCACCCTTCTGGTACATTTTCTACCTTAACATTATCTTCGACAATTTCAGGTGGTTTGTTGCACAATCGAGTATAATTTGCTAAAAAGATTTCTGGAGCCTTAACTTTAAGCATATTTTGTTTATCTTGATTAATTTCGTTTAAAGGTTGTAATTGAACCTTTAAGTCAATATATTTTTTATAAAATTTAAGGATATCATCCATCTTTTCTTTTGTATATTGTAATATTTTACTTGTTATAAGTATATTTTCATCTACTCTTGTTTTAAAGTCATTTCCACCACGAATCCGTTTAACTCTGATAAAAGTACCCACGGTATCAGGTTTTTCAAATAGACTAATGCCTATATCTTCGCCGCCTTGAAGACGTCCACCAGCTTTAAGAAAAATATTTAAATTTGTCTTTCTGGTATTAATCAAAGCAGTTTCATTTATATAACTTATAGTATAAACGTTAGGGTCATTTGTAATCAAGTCTTTCAACACAATTAGAGGTATATTCACAGAAGATGAATATGAACCATAATAAAATTCTTTTTCGGTTCTATTTTCGTAGCCTTCTTTTTGTCCTACCGCTTCTCCAATGTCTTTTAAAATATTGGTTAATACCGCTTTTAGGTTGTTAAAAAGGTTAGGTTCGTTAATAAAAGTTTCAATTGTAAAAGTTATCTTATCCCCTACAAATATATTTACCATTTTATATTTAGTGCGTAGATTTGTAATGTTAGTTATCTCCTTTACATTTAACATGATTCTAACGATATCTGAAGCCTTTAATTTTTTTGAAAGCATTTTGTCTTGGTTAAGGTAGTCATCGATCAAATAAGTATAGTCTGGATTATATTTTATTAAATCTTGATAAAAACACCCTATGATGATATTATTTAATTTTATGGAGTCAAAAACCATATACTCATTAAGTTTTAAAACATTTGGAATTTCTGTTTGGTGGTTGATTTTGTTCAAAACAAAATTGGTATTATTAAAGGTAGGAGTAATCTTATCCCAAAAATTTAGACTCTTTTCTTGTTTCTTAATATTTTTTTGGTTCTGTTCAATCATCTCTTTGAAATCTTTTAGCACGGTATTCCTGAGTTCCCAAACATTAGTATCAACTTCATCAATCTCTGTTTCCAACTCGAACAACGCAAATTGTATGGCTTGATCTCGTCTTTCTTCTCCAAACTCTTCAATGGTTAGTTGAATCTTAGATATAATATATAATTTTTTAATAAAATTAAGGTCGCAATCACTACATTCTTTAACTTGTTGCAAAATTTGAGACAAGTTAAAGAATGTAGAATTAATTGTTTTAGTTTGTATGGTGTTATTAACCATGTTATATAAGAATAAAGGAGTTATAGTATAAGATCCACCATCTTGTATTTGTGACACTTCAGACGTTTGAATAAAGTTTGGTATGGTGTTTAGAGCAGAAGCAACTTTTATTTTTATTATCTCCAAGCTATCGTTCGAAGATAATGATATTTTTATTCCATTAACTGTAAACATTTATTAAATGCTATTTTTCGCTGTATTTTACTGTCACTAGTTTTTTACACTTTAAACTGTTTTTTAATGCTTTAAAATAAGCATTAAAAAATTTTATTTATAGAAAAGTATAGGAAAGTATAGAAAAGTTAGTCTAAATTTTGACAATACTTAATAAATTCGTGGATAAACTCTACCGTAGGAGGAGAATTAACTCGTGTATAATAACCCATTTTCGTCCATTCTATAAATAGTTTTGTGATCTTATTTAACTCTTTTTGTGAAAACAATTTTTTGTCTATTGTTGGAGTTTCAAAAGTCAAAGATCCGTTTTTAATTGCTATAAATGCTCTACCAAAGTCCATTATATCAGACGGTTTTTGCATACTTTTTAAGTAAGCATTATGGTCTTTTCTAATCAATTGGGCTTCTGTTGTGCATTCATACCATCTTGCTGGAGCTGTTTTAAAAAATGGTCCTAAATGACTATAACAATCTCCTCTTAAACAAATACAGAGTTCAAGTTTACCCGAACCATATTTTTGTAAACTTATTGTTTGACGTATACGTTTGTTTTGTCCAGGTTTATTGTACATGAATAAACTAGTTGTTGCAGTTGCTATATTTCTAATGTAAACGTAAAGTATATAGTCACCATAACCTTCACCATATGTATACCCAACAGTGATAGTTGGAGTTTTTTTGGTGTCAATAATTTTATACCAAGCATTTGTACACTTGTAAGCATCAAGTTCTTCTCGATTTACAAAAATAGTTGCGTCTAATCCCATTGTAATAAAAGTTTATTTTTAATGGTTTTTTTAAGTTTAAAAATCAAATTTCTGAAAATTTTAATACTTGTCTTTTCATGCCTTGACGCGTATTACTTTTCAGATCTGAAAGGTTTTAAACACGCTTGTCTAAAGATATTTGAAATATCCGAGGTGTTAAGTGAGACTACAGCATTATTGCCGCAATACAACAATGATATTTGACACTCGTTTCGCTCGTTAAGATTAAAATTGAAATATTTAATGGTAAAAACTACTATAATAAAATGGCATGTGTTATTCATACAAATCATTACGAAGATAAAGTGTTACAGAAACTACAGAAAGATTTGACTATAAAAATCGAACCAGGTAGCTTTTATCAAAAGAATTATCAAAAAGGTATTCAACCAGCAAAAATTATTTACGTATTTTCTGTTAATGATAAAGTTGATAGTAGACCATGTAATATTCCATTTTATTATGGGTTAAATTTAGCCTCTAAAAAAAGCATAGAAATTGAGAGACCGAGTCGTAAAAAACTTGGTACAATACATTACAATTTTATTGGTTCTTTAAGAGATGAACAGAAAAAATGTCGAGATCAAGCACTAACTTTGCTACAACTACATAAAAGTGTGATACTTAGTTGCTACACGGGGTTTGGAAAGACTGTAACTGCCATAAACATGGCAAGTAAAATTAAACTCAAAACATTTATTGTAGTTCCTAAAAAAACATTATTAGGTCAATGGGAATCAGAAATAAAACAGTTTTTGCCGCAAGCTCATGTGGTAGTTATAGAGCCTAATAAAATAAAAAATATGTCTGATGATGTTCTTGACGATTCTCCGGATTTTTGTATTATTAACGCTTGTAATATCCATAAAATTAACAAAGATTTTTTAAAATTTTATGGTTTTGTTATAGTAGACGAAGCTCATTTGTGTATGACTGAAAAGTTGTCTGAAAATTTGCTTTGTTTAACACCAAGGTACCTTTTAGGCATAACTGCTACTCCTTACAGAGAAGATGGATATAATTCTCTGTTTGACCTTTTTTTCGGACAAGAAAAGGTTAAATACGCCTTAAATAAAAAACATACTGTTTATAAAGTTAAAACTGGTTTTGCCCCTAACATGGACAAGTATTTAAAATTTGGACCTAATTACAAATCGAAGGTTGACTGGAACTCAATTTTAGATGAACAATCTAAAGATGAAAAAAGGAATCAAATAATCATAAATATTGTAAGACAATTTAAGGAGAGAGTATTCCTTATATTGGTCAAAAGAGTTGAACACGGTAACTACTTATTATCACAGTTAGAACAATTGGGAGAAAAGGTTACTTCTCTCCTTGGTAAACAACAAGAATTTGATAAAGATGCTAGAATCCTTATAGGTACTAATTCGAAAATTGGAACTGGGTTTGACCATCCCAAATTAGACACACTTTTAGCTGCAGCAGATATGGTATCTTATTATATACAATTTATTGGTCGAGTTATGCGTAGAAAAGATGTTGAACCAATAATCTTTGATTTGGTTGATTCTCACCCAACTTTAAAAAAACATTTTGACAAAAGATCTAAAGTTTACGAAAAACATGGCGGAGAAATACTTAAATTTAAACTTGATTTTTAATGCTTACTTTTGGGTTGTAAAAGCATTAAAAATCTTTTGGGTTGTAAAAGCATTAAAAATTTACTTCAAATTGTTCAAAAGACACAATCGCGTGTATCTTATAATATCTGAGTCATCTATTTTAGAAAATAATTTATCCTCAATTTCACCATTAATTTGTAAAACAGTCGTGAGGACTTGCTTATTAATTTCTATTGTTTTATAATTAGAGTTGATAGCAACCACATAAGCCATTGCAAATGCAGACGGATTTTTATATTGAAAATCAGGTATCTTTTCAACCAAAGTAAGCATATGAGCTAATTGAGCGTCAGTTAAAGCTTCTTCAAATTCAAAATCATTCATGATTTTTATGGTTGCAGCAGCTATTAGTCTAAATTTTTCGTTAACTGTGTATCCACTTTTTTTAAGGTTAACTACACCTCCTATACCAATATCAGGACCTCCAACTCTATTCCAAACATCTCTTTCAGCCAAGAACTCGACTTGGTTCTCGAATATATCATCTTCATCTTCCATTTATTAGCTGTACTGCACCAGCTATGATAATAAAAATTTATATATTAAATTTTGTTGATTTTTAATGATTAAAAAACCATTAAAAATTTAGATGTTTATTTTAAATATAAGTTATCCATCATTTCTTTATTTTTAAAACAAAAATTAAAGGTTCTTTGATTCATAATTTTTGGCTCTTCAAAATATGATGGTTTAAACCTTTCAGTAGAAGAGTTGTTGAGAGCAATAGTCGCTCTGTCCACGTGTTTAGAACTTTGGTTAGAACTATCAGCAATATCAAACGTAAGGTTATCTAAGTGCATACAATCAAATTCTACACATGATACTGTGCGTGATACGTTTTTGTCATGAACTCCAAACCAGACATTTAAATTTTTATGTTTGTGTCCTCCACGATCTTCAAACAATTTTTGTTTTTGTTCGTTTAGTATTTCTAGACCATAAACAATATTTTCTATTGGAAAAGATGACAGTTGAGCATTAGTTTTAATTTTAATACATGGAGAAAATTTACCATTATGTTCAAATTTCACAAAAGATAACTGTGTTGCTGTGAAAACTGGGAAAACTGATTCAAGGTTATCGGCACCAAAGATATTGACTAGATAAGATTGTGGTCCATCTTCTTCAATAACTATAGGCAACAAATTTTTTTTCTCATAATTGTTTTGGGTAGAAGATATGCTAAACTTAATACATCCTTCTGTACCAAAAGTTAATGTAATAGTATCCATTGTTTATTTTCTAATATTTTATAACGTACATTTCAATTTTTTCTGATTAATTATGGTTCGCAAGACCTATTTTGTTTAAAAGTATTACACTTCGAAATAAGTGTATACTACACTGCTATTAGCTAAAACCATCTGATTAGAAAGCGTAGGACCAGATACAACGGAATTAATAGTCCAATTAACAGATACAGCACTATTATTAAAAACTTCACCTTCTATTATCCAACCTCTAGGAGAAAAAGGTGAATCTAACCATCTTATAAAAGTTTTTGCTGATGGAGCGGTTGAACCAACAAGACTTGTCATATCCCAACCTAAATTGTACGCTATATTATCAGTAGTATCACCCATAGAATATTGTGGTGAATAAGAACTAAATGTTGAAATGATCGAAGAATTCCAATTGGGGAAAATGAAATTTAATGCATTTGTTCCACTTGTGGTAGAACATCTTATGACATATTTGACTCTTGCACGTTGACCAGGAGCCAACACTACAGTTAGTTCTGGTATTGGAGTCGTATTTGGACGAGCTACAGCAGCTGGAATATTAGCCGTAACTCTCGCATATTGTGGTACTCCAAATATAGTGTTACTGATGTATGTTATACCGTTCCAAACCCACAACGAACCATTTGTCCCTATATATCCAATATTAGATGTCATTGGTCTATCCGTAGGAGCGGTTATATTAGGGTTAATTCCACTTAAGATTGATACGCCGCTGTTTAATTGCGCGGCGGTCATACTCATGCTTGGACCCAAAGTAATATCTGTTGCCGCTGAAGATACAGAAGAAGAACCTTTAAGCTGACTTACACCACTCAAATTAGCTAACTTTGAATTAGTAATAGCCACATTTTTAACTACTCCAATACCCGAGTTAGGAGCTGTTTCAACAAGGTCGCCACTACCGCTAAATTCAACCACTCCAAATTGAACAGCACCGGCTTTAGGTAAGGTAGCCGAGTCCACGGATAAAGTAGGTCCTGCTCCGGCTGATAAAGATAACCCGGAGCCTAAAACAATGTCGTCTACGTTTGTGAGTGAATTTGTACCTTTAAGTGTACTTGGTCCACCTGGGTTAACTTTGGGGTTAGTAATAGCCACATTTTTAACGA